CAATTAGAGATTTATTGGGAGGCATTCGTTCAACTTGTACGTATGTTGGTGCGCCAACCCTAAAACAACTAAGCAAATGTACCACATTCGTTCGATGCACTCAACAGTTTAACTCGGTGTTTGTGAAGAATAGATGAATTATTTATTGACAATGACTGTTTGTTATGTTAGACTATAATTATACGGAAGCAGAACACCTTTAAGTAAGGCATTGAGGAGCAAAAATGTTATTAGCAATTTTATTAGCGTGTACCGAAATAGGACTCGTGAAGTACAAAAATACTACCGATACAAACGAAACAGTAGTTGTTGACACATCTATGTCACCGCAACCAGAGACAGAACCAAGTGCATCACCCAATCCTGGCCCCGAGGGTATTGGTGGGTATTTTAGTTATTATGCCCGTCAAGTTGCTTGCCCGGCATGTGTCGGTGAACCACAGGAGATTTCAATTACTCTTCATGCCGAGTTTCACAACCCCACCAATCAATCTCACACCGAATGGGTTGTCCCACAAGGAGAATGTACAGAAAACATTATTTTCACCAACCCATCTGTTCAGTCAATCAACGTAGGTCCAAACATTAACGTCATCAATAATTTTAGAGAGATTGTGATGGCGAAAGTTGGTGATGATTATGATGCCGGCATTTACGAGACACAGTATGATAGAGACACAGAGCATGAAGTAAACACCCAGCAGGGAAGCTTTAAGTTTCGTTCTTTTCATGGTTTTGATTCAATCACCCCACAGGAATTACTTTACACTGATCCTTCTTATGCCTTTGCGGCACCAATTAACAGGAATGGGGCAAACTTCTGGTGGTCGCCATCTGGTACGAATTCTACCTTTATGGTAACACTAGCGGTGTATTCTTATGATGGGACTCAAATGCTTGGTTATGTTGCTTGCTCAACTGGTGACAATGGTATGATTACAATACCTGGACAGTATTTATCGAGGTATCCTTCAAACTCACTTGTTGCTGTGCATCTTGCGAGACACAAGATTGAAAATGTTTTGTGGGAGGACAGAAACACTTTTGTTGAAACCCACATGGAACACGAAGTTATAGGAACAGGATACATACAATGACATACTCTCCATTACAGGAAATGCTGGATAAAATCTACAAGACAGGCTTCTGTAATGCTCATGCTCACTTTGATAGAGCCTATACTGTCACCAGAGAAGATTTAAAAGAAACAGTTAACAATCATTTGTTTGAAAAATGGAAACTGGTTGATAAATTCAAGCGTACTGCAACATTTGAGAGATACTTTACTAATTTTGATAAAGTGCTGACGAGACAAAAGCATTTCGGTGTGACAGCTGCTCTTTCATTTGTTGACTTGGACCCTGTTTGTGGTGAAAGACCTCTTAAGGCAGCAATTCACGCTAAAGTTCTTGCGAAAGAACTTGGGATTGACTTGAGAATAGCAAACCAGACTTTAAAAGGGGTTTTAACACCGCAACCTAGAGCGTTATTAGAGTCGCGCATTGAAGACTTTGATGTTATTGGGTGCTTACCAAGAGCAGATGAGGGCAAAGAGCCTGAGCACTTAGATGTCGTTATGGGCTGGGCAAAACAGACTGGTAAAAGGCTTCATGCTCACGTTGATCAACTTAATGATGTTTCGGAGAAAGAAACAGAACTTTTGGCGAGAAAAACAATTGAACATGGACTTGAAGGAAGAGTGACAGCAGTGCATAGTATTAGCTTAGCCGCTCATCCAAAAGATTACAGACAGTACATTTATGATCTTAGCAAGGATGCTGGCCTTTCATTTGTCACTTGTCCAACTGCATGGATAGACCATAGAAGAAGTGATAAGATGTCAGTTGACCATAATGCAATTACTCCAGTTGAGGAATTAATGGAGAACGAACTTATCGTTGCTATCGGTTCCGACAATATTCATGACATTTACAAGCCGTATTCAGATGGAAACATGGCAACTGAATTAAGAGTGATGCTTGAAGCAACTCATTTTTACAATATGAAAGAACTAATTAAAATAGCCACCACTAATGGCCGGCAGATAATAGGAGTAGATTAATGAGGAACATTAGAAGAGCAATCGCTAGTTCAAGAAGAGTTTCCGAATTTTATTCTATGAGACAAAGACGAAAGCAAGAAAAAACTAAACAATCAAAAGAAATTTGTCCAGTCTGTGAATGCACACCGTGTGATTGTCACTGGGGCGATCAGTGAATATAAGTCCTCGACTTCGTTGTGAGGTTGGGGACCTTGTCGTTGTTGTCGTTGGCCCAGAAATTTTAATGATCAATCAATATTTAGACAAAGTGTGTGTTGTTATTAAAGTCTATCCGCCCGAGAATTACATTGAAGAAGAATTAGTGGACGGCTTCCATTATAGAATCTCAGATTGTGAAGGTAATGAGATAGATGTTTGGTGTACTGAGGTGAAAAAAATATAATGAGTCAAAGATTGTATGATATGTATGAACATCTTATGTCACCCAACTTGATAGAGTTTTACTGTCCAATAGGGTGGGAACCAATTTTACAAACTTTCTTGGAATTTGTAGATCAAGATCGTGTCATATCTGCTTCTGAAACAAAAATAACTGAAGTGAAAAGAATAAACAATACTCTTGTGATATATGTTGAACATGCCCCTGATTATGTCTGGCATCGCACATATTTCTGCGGAGCATTGACAGAGAAGTATTGCCCTATAACCGGGGCACCAATTAGAAGTTTTACACATACGGAGGAAACATGGAAAACTTAGAAATTATTATGGACGGATACTATTCCGCCCTTTACTGGAGAGCATTCTTTTATGGGATGCTAATACCATCATTGGTCTATCTCGTGTTTAATTATTTAACACATAGAATGTTGAAAAGACATTTTGCAAGATTTGAAGCGCAAATGACAGATGCATACAATGAGTTGCTCATCAAAGACCTAGAGAGTCAAGCGGAATTTCTTAAAGGAATGACCGACAGGATGAAAGAAGAAATAGAAGAGTGCGAAGAAGATTGTTGTTAAGGAGAGCAAATGCTAAAAGTTTATGAAAAGGGAGATTTGGTCATGCACCGGGCACTCTATCATGAATTAACCTATGGGATAGGGATTGTAACGTCATATGATAAGTGGGTAGGGCTTTACAAAGTGTTTTGGCCAAACAGGGGTGTCTTTGATTATCACGTTCAAGAGACTCTCTCTAGACTTGATTGTGACTAACTTCCTTAGCGCAGCACGGCGCCAAAATTTTTCTATTCCGGGCGCTAGTTAAAGGACTCGGATGAGTTTTTGTAAAAAAGAGGTGCTACATGATCGACTTTAATCTTATATTTTTCCTTGCAACAGCAGCGAGCGCTACGTGGTTCTACAGATATTACGGTAACAAGTAACTATTTATTGTGAATCATGGAGGGTTTATGAATGGAGGCTATAATTGAGGGCTTGGCCCAATACGGTCCGCTTGGTTTATGGACGGCATCACTGCTGTGGATGAACTGGCAACAACGCAAAGATGCGGAAGCAGACGAGCAAAGAGCAGCCGAAGCACTTCGCTATCACCAAGACAAGATTGCAGAGAAACTAACTGACCAGGAAATACTGCTTGAGAAAGCACTGGACAAGCTGGATGCGGGTCTTGATGCGATGAAAGAGAAGTATGCCGAGGACAGAATGCTCCGCATGAAAAACCAGTAAATAAAACAAAAAACTTGTGCACGCTCCTTGACAAATGTTGGGGGGCGTGTTATCTTATTGTATGGAGGACAACATGAACTATCGACTTGGCTACGCATGCATCAACATGGAACTATCTGGTCTAAAGCCAAAGGTTTCAACCAATCGCACAATGCGCAAGAAGACCTTTCAAGAGAAGGGCATCAACTACGCATCGGAACTGATCACTCAGAACGTGCGAGACCTAAAGACAATCCTTGAGTGGAATGTTGCAAACAACATCACATTCTTTCGGATGTCATCCGAGATATTCCCTTGGGCATCCGAGTATGACCTTGAGGATCTTCCGGACTTTCAGATGATCGAGGAGACCCTGTTTGATTGTGGCCTGTACGCAGAAGAGCACGGTATCCGTCTCACAATGCATCCTGGTCCGTTCAACAAACTTTGCTCGCCAAACGAGCAGGTTGTTCTCAATACCATTCGCGACCTGGAGATTCATGGTCGTCTTATGGACTTGTTGTGTCAGCCACGTACACCGCAAGCAAAACTAAACATTCATGTTGGTGGCGCCTATAACGACAAGCCGATGGCCCTTGCGAACTTCTGTCGCAACTTTCATCGTTTGTCCGATGCGGTCAAGTCTAGACTGACTGTAGAGAATGACGATAAAGAAAGCCTATACTCAACCAAAGAGTTGTACGATGGTATATTCAAAGAATTAGGCATCCCCATCGTGCATGACTACCATCACCACACAATGTGTACCGGTGGTTTGTCGCAACAGGATGCCGTTGAGTTGGCTCTTCAAACTTGGGGCGATGTCGTCCCTGTCGTTCACTACAGTCAGTCTCGCGCTGTCGAACACAACGACCCCAAGATCAAGCCTCAAGCACACAGTGACTCTTACTGGGAACCAATCGATACCTTTGGTCACCGTATGGACATTATGCTTGAATGCAAGCACAAGGAAATTGGCCTATTCAAAATGAGAGAACTTATGGGGGAAAAATGAAAACATGCAGCAAATGCAAAGAATTAAAACCATTCACGGAGTTTCATAAAGACAGAACTAAAAAAGACGGTCATGTCTACCATTGCAAGGTATGCAAGAAGGAATACCACAGACTGTGGCATGAAGAAAACAGAGAGGCAGAAATCGAACGGATGCACCGGCGCTATCAAGAAAATAAAGAAGCAATTGACGAACGCATGCGACGGTGGCGTGAAGAAAAAAACTCCCAGCAACCCGGTTGCGTTTATCAAATTGTAAACTCCATCAATGGAAAGGTGTATGTTGGTGAGACAACAAGAGGAGAACTTCGATGGATCGACCACCTCCGATACCTCAGAGGCAATTATCACGAAAACCCCAACCTCCAAGCCGACTTTAATGAATTTGGAGAAGATGTCTTTGAGTGGAGCATCATTCAAGAACTTCCAAAAGATAGAAAACTGTTAGAACGAGAAGAAACAAATACAATCCAAAGACTTCTTGCGGAAGGAAAAGAATTGTACAACATTGTTTTAAACTAATTTTAAGGAACAACAATGATATTATTAAAAGAACAATTTAACATTGAAATCGCGTTTATGAAAAATGTCCCCATCGGAGGGATGAAAGTCTGGTATTATTTAGATAAAATGGGAGGCCAAGCCAGATCAGCACCAGAAATTTATAAGTCCATGCCAGATACAATGATGACGGAAAGGACAGCGTATAAGCAAATTAGAATACTACATGATAAAGATATATTAGAAGATAATAGATTATATACTAGCGAGAATCTGTTAACAAAAGGAGTTTACTCAATTTCTAACGGTGATGAAGTGTATGTTGGGCAATCTAAAAATATAAAATCCAGATGGAATAGTCACAAGAACGAAGTCAATCTAGGTATTCATCGATATTTTAAAAATGTTCAATTAGATGATTTAAAATTTGAAATAGTGTGTGAATGTGAAGAAGACAAATTGTTGGTTAAGGAATTGTTGGTTGCTCAAAAACTAAAGTCTGAAGGAAAAACAGTGCTAAACGAAGATAACTTCACGCTAATATAAAAAACTTACGCACGGCCCTTGACAGATGTCTTGGGTCGTGTTACTTTATTTACACACAACAAAACAAGGAG